TATTTTTTGGAACTGAAACAACGATTGGTACAAAGTCAACTAAAGATCCAATGTTTATCAGATTCTCAGATCAAGAAAGTATTGATGCAACCACATCGTATGCTCCATCATCAACCAACACTGCTGGTACACAGAGACTGGCCGACGGATCACGGATCGTTGGAGCTATTCGTGGTCGTGATGCAATTTATGTTTGGACCGACACGGCATTATTTATCATGCGTTTTGTTGGACCACCGTTTACATTCTCGTTTCAACAAGTTGGAACGAACTGTGGTTTGATTGGACAGAACGCTGCCGTTGAAGTTGATGGAACAGCTTACTGGATGTCAGAGAATGGTTTTTTTAGATATACCGGTAAACTAGAATCATTACCGTGTTTAGTTGAAGACCATGTTTATGATGATTTAAATACAACGCCAAGACAACACATCAACGCTGGACTGAATAACTTGTTTGGTGAAGTGATGTGGTTCTATCCAAACGCTGGATCGAACACAGTTAATCGAATGGTCTCTTATAATTATTTAGACTCAACAGCTGAAAGACCCATCTGGTCAATCGGCACACTAGACCGAACCGCTTGGTCTGATTCTGCAGTCTTTGGTAAACCACATGCAACAGACTATGATGATAGTTCAAATGTAAGTTCTACATCAACAACGTATGTACAAGGTAATCAAGATGGTTGTTCTGTTTACTATCAACATGAAACAGGACTTAACCAAGTGTTGTCAGGACAAACCACAGCGATCGCTGCAAATATTAAATCAGGTGATTTTGATATTGGTCAACGTGAAGGATTACAAGGTGATGGTGATACCATGATGAGAGTTAGTCGTGTGTTACCAGACTTTCTATCGCAAACAGGAAACGCAAAAATACAATTAGATTTAAGAGATTTTCCAAACGACACTGCAGCAAGTTCATCACTTGGTCCGTTCACTGTTAGCCCTGCTACACAAAAAATAGACACACGAGCTAGAGCTAGATTTATAGCACTCAAAGTTTCTAATGATTCTACAGATCAGTTTTGGAGACTTGGAACATTTAGAATCGATTACAACTCGGATGGTAGAAGATAATGGCTAAAATCGTACAATCACTAACACAACCGAATCAAGACTATGATGTTATCACAGCAAGATCACTCGTTCGTGATATTGACGGTATTGTACAAAAATTAAATACAACGTATCAACAAGACTTGAAGGATGAAGTTGAAGCACAAAACTTCTTTTTAAATTAATGGCTAATACATTTATTAACAAAAAAGCAGATCTAACAACAACGAACG